CTCGCTTTCCAATAGCTTATATATTTTCTCAGCACCCATATCATTATACTTAGGGTCATATAAGCCATCTTTCGGCATGGTCATACCTGACTTAATCAAGATTGAGTTAATGGCATAATCAGTAGCTATATTCCATAGCTCCTTGTCTCTAGAACTCATTCTAAGATGATGCCTCAAAACTCTATGCATAGCCTCATGGCATCTTACAAAGTCTAGCTCTGCCTCAGTTAATTTGTCAGACCACTCAGGATTATAGAAGATATCTTTTCCATCAGTTGCCATAGTTGGAATATCTATCTTTTCTATCATCTCCATTTGAGTAAGGATTGAGAAATAAAATCCCCAACCCTTTTTCTCTTTGTCGACCATTAACTTGATATTAGATCTAGATATTTTGGTTTTTAAATCCTTAACCATTTTATCTCCTATAATACAAGTTCTCTTAGTTTTTGATTAGTAGACATCTCTAGTCTTAGTTCCTTGTTCTGCAACAATTCCCTATCCTTAGCTACACTATCCTTAATGAAGTAAGCTAAAAACTCTCCATCAAGTCTATTTAAAAACTTTAGCATTGCACCAATGTTTTTGTCTGTAACCTTGCTGACCAAAGATGAAACAGTTGCAAACTGAATTGCTACCTCTGTAGGTAATTGTATACCCTCAGGGTTCTTTATAAGCTCGTCAATGTCAGGGCATTTCTCATGCAACCTGATATGAGTAAATAAAGATGCAGATGCAGTTTCGCCAATCTGACAACATACGGCAGTATAAAGATCATCTTCGTCTAAATCCCATTGGAGAATGTCGCTAGTTCTCTCAAGTGATCTAGGTGTAGGAAATGCATCAGCATCACGATCAAACTTATGTAGAAACTCAGGCTGAAATCTAACCCATGAAACAACCCTATGATCTTTCTTGTTAGCTGACATATAGTTTGTCCAATCATCTAGGTTAGGCTCGATAGCAAAAGAAGTTAATCTATCTTTAAGATGCATAGGCATTTGATTAACCCCTGATCTATCCGACATTCTATTCCCAGCACAAACAACGATATCCCCTATCGGAATATGATAATCTCCAATACGATATTCATCAGCTATTGTTGCGAAAATATTCATGTTTAGAATAGGTGCTTGGGGTAGCTCGTCAAAGAAATACATGACACCATTATAACCCTCGTCTATCTTAGCTTGTCTTTCAGCATCACTAAGCAACCATTTAGGTCTAAGTGTCTTCATCTTATCCCCATCAGGCATCTGCAAACCACCAACGTCAGACGGCTCGTAAGATGCTAGGTTAGTAGTTACAAGCCATAGCTTACATATATTAGCTATTCTTTTAAATGTGTAGGTTTTACCAATCCCCATTGTTCCTATGCCATAAGGACAAAAAGGTAATTTACCATCAGGTCTATTGATTGTATTTCTAATAGCCTCGATTATTATTCTTTCAGCTTGTTTAATTCTCATATTAAGCACTCCTATTTTTTAAAGTTACACCATTGATTTGGTTTGTTTTGTAGAAAGTCTTGCCACTTGTTAAAGTGATAGCTCCCTGATCTAGTCTAAATCTACGATACTCATTCTTACGAAAATCGTAGACAGTTACGAGGTTAGGAACGTCTCTATCCTCATACTTTAGAACACCCCAAAACTGACGTTCTGAGCCGTCTAATTTTTTAAAAACACCTTTGCAGATCTTGCCTTTAAAGTGCTTTGTAATTTCTAAATTTTTATTCATCTAGTAACTCCTCTATATCTATTTGCTGACTATGCAGTTCAGCTTGGTTAAATTGTTTAGCTATCTTTTGTTTCTCGATCTCAATATTCATAGCTATCTCATGTAGTCCATCAGCTATAAGATCAGCTATAATGCTATCTAGCTTTTGGATAATTTCTAATTCGTTCATAGTAACTCCTATAGTTGTTATTGTTATTGCTCGATTGAACAAGCAGAGACACGAAATTAATCGTGCCTCAATTTGTGCAATCAAGATGCTAAGGCACTCTCCATGCGAGAGATAACGTCATTATCCTCAGAGGTTTTCTTTTGGGCATCTGCTGAGGCTTTGTCGTGAGCCTCTCTTTCTCTTTTCTTATCTTGCAATACTTCCCAAATTTTTTGAACCTGATCTGCATCTAGGTCAGTTGGAATATAAACCTCTTCCTCTTTAACTGTGCCATCTTCTAGCTTAGTCTTTTGGTTCTTGACTTTGCCGAATAACTGCCTCGCAATCTTTTCAGCTAGATCTACATCTTTCTCTTTAGATACTGCCTTTTTGATATCGTTTTGGCTTTTGATATTCATACTAGCAAAGACTTCAAGTACTGCCTCAGGTGTTGCCTGAGTTGGTATATCGTCATTAAACTTTGCGATAAATTGTACAGACTTTTCATAAAGAACTTTACTATTCGCAATAGACATTCCTACGGAATTTTGAAGATCAGTTCTGATATCTATTCCAACTTGTCTAGGTAAGTTGTCGCTATCAGTTTTGTCAGCATCATAAATAGGCTTGGCATGGCTAATAGTTGTAGCGAATTGATCTAACTTCTTTTCTTGCATTGAAGTATAATCATCAGCTCTATTAGTTTTTAAAGATTGGAACTCGCTTTCACTAGCTACCAATCTTTTAATATTTTCTTCAGAGAAAAATACGTTCTTAGATTTTAATTTAGTCATAGTCTGCACTCCTATATTGTTATTGGGTTTTGTTTAACTTTTATTTCTATTCCCATGCTCTTAATTATCTTTAGCTTATCAAGAGTAAAGGTCTTAGTTCCTAGCAATTCAGAGAATTTACTAGCTAATTCGCAAGAGGGATAATATCTCTCCTGACCATAAACCGATTTGGTGGTTATCCACATTTCATTTTTCATTAAGCAACTCCTTATGCAATTATTGTTCTGCCGTCATCTTCAACTTGAATTTCTTCAAGCTCGATTGATAAAATTTCATCATCATCAGCTAGGTAATCCTCAGGACAATCTACCCTATGCTTAGTGTGAAACTTATCCGAAACTTTAAGATAAAGTCTTTCTACTCTTTTAAGACGTTCAAAGAACTCGTCAATTTCCTTAGCCATATCAGGGAACTCTTCGCCCAAGCCATCTATTTGGTCAGCCGTTGAGTGCATACTCTGCATTAAATCCCATATCTTTTTGTGTAATTTTTCATAGTCCATAATAGCAACTCCTATTTGTTAAATTATCCTAGGACAAAGAGCAGTAATAACTGCTCAATGTTTCGACCTCTCTAGGTCTCGTCAGCTAGGCTACATCATGCAATGATCTTAGCTTTAATTTTAACTCTCTATTGATTTCAAAATGTTTAGCTAAATCTTGAAATCTTTTTGTTGGCTTTCCAAAGCAATCAGGATTGTCATACTTTCTAACTTTGGTCATGCCATGAACTCCATCTCTTTGATAGAAGATGGACATTACTTTGAGGTTATTATTTTTAATTACTGCAAAGTAATTTACACCATTGATTGTCTTTTTAACTACGTTAGTAAATTTAGATTTCATTTCCCAATTCATAATAATTACTCCTATTCGCTATCTGTTAATTTAATTAAATGATCTACATCATAGTTTGAACCATTTATCCAAATATCATGTAACTCCTGACCGATCATAGAGACTATAACTTTAGTTATTGGATTACATATTTGAGAAACTAAATTGTGATCTAATTCATTTACTAAATCCATTGTCTCATAGTTACCAACAAACTTACCACCAAACTCCTTGTCTGTCGGACTATCTACATCAGCAATGTTTCCAAAGTTATAAGCATCAGATAAAAGTCTAAGTAATTTGATTTCGTCTTTATTTAGTTTTTTGAAATTCATAATAGTAACTCCATAAGTTAATTAACTGTTTCATACTTTTGTAATCATCAGGCACAACACACATTGCACTACAGCCTAGGACAAGAGGGCAACCGAATTGCCCTCACTATCGTTATTTGAAAAGCCGTACAGATTTCTAATATGTCTCAAAAATCTCTGACTATCCGTAAATTCTCTAAATAGCCATGTCCTCAAACCTTGGCTTTTCTTTTACCATGGGGAGAGCCTACTTCCTCCAAGACCTCGCCCTTTCACGAGAATGGGATTTATTGGCAAACTGAGCCTGAAGTAATTTTATAATCTTTTTGGAATAATAAGTCAAACTTATAATGTACTATTTTATACTTTATTTTACAGTAATATACATAAATGTACTGAAACCCAAGGTGGACAACAAAAATGACGAAACAACTTTTTTTGATATATCATACCTTGGAAGTGCTTTCGTTGCTGTGTGCGTCTTAAATCGCTGACAATCGATATTTCACGAAATGAGAATATAAATAGATGGTTGCAAAGCTACACTTTTATTAATTCGTGTGCTACTTTGTAAAAGTTACTATTAACTTTTGTGAGATAAAAAATGTCAGATAAAAAAGATAAACCGAAATTAAAATTAGTCAGCAGTAATAAAGTCAAGAAAAGTTCCAAGCCTGAGCTGACGGCAAAGCAGTTGGGTTTTTGTAAAGACATAGTTGGAATGGGAAAAGATAAAGATGGCAATCCTAAAAAACCAATGAGCTTAGTTGATGCATATGTAGCAAATTATAATGTTAGTCCTAAAACCAAGAACAACACTATAAGAGATATGGCAAGTAAGCTAAAAGCAAACCCATTGATTACCCATACAATTTCTAGAATGTATGATGAATTAAAGCAGATTAATAAAGTGTCGGCGATAAAAAAAGAGGAAGTAATAATTAGAAAGCTAGAAGAGTTTATGAATAATGAAGAGTTCTCAGATACAGCAAGGGTTAGATCTGCAGAATTGATCGGCAAAAGTCTCAGTATGTTTACTAATGTTACTGAAATAAAAGAAAGTGATAAAAGTTCTGTGGAAGTTGAACAGCAACTTAGGGAAAAGCTATCTAAACTTTTAAAAGAGTAGTCGCTATTCACGAAATTTCAGTTAGTTTTGACCCTACCCACTCCCTACCACCCATGTCTGTAGGTGGCTAGCCGTGCCGTATACAGTTTATTTCACACATATATTCTACAATTTTTGGTAAAAGTGAAGGTTAACTTCTAACATACTAGTTTTTACTAGTACTAGTACTAGTATACCTTCCTTATACTAGTATTATATTATTATATAGTTAAGACTAGTACTAGTATTAAACTATATACTAGTATATACTAGTAACTAGTAATACTAGTATACTAGTGGAGTGGAAAATTTGTCAAACATTATTTACTTAGATGACTACAGAAAATTTATTCCTGAGGATGAGCCTGAGTTACAGGACCCTATCGTGATAGGCTGGGATGAAGACGATAGTCTTTTCATTGCTTCGTCTGTTGACACAGACAAGTGTTTGTGGATGATAGACTTAGCTAAAAAGATTATTGAGAGCAGTCCACCAAATATAAAAAACAATGAATGATATTGCCAAGATAATTCAAAAGAACATGAGCCAGATAAGTTCACTGCCTCCTGATGAGAAGATGGAGGTATTGAAACTTCTTGAAGAATACGAGCAAGCAAAACAAAGAGAAGAAGCCAGAGATAGTTTTCTGCCATTCGTTAAATCACAATGGGCAGCTTTTATCCATGGAAGACATCATGAAATCATGGCAGATGCTTTCGAGAGGGTGGCCCGGGGTGATTTGAAAAGATTGATTATTAACATGCCACCCCGTCATACCAAGTCAGAGTTTGCAAGTTATTTATTTCCTGCATGGTTTTTAGGGAGGTACCCCAATAAAAAAATTATCCAGACTGCACACACAGCCGAGTTATCTGTGGGATTTGGAAGAAAGGTTAGGAATCTTATACAGTCTGAAGATTTTCAAAAAATTTTCGCAGGCGTTACATTGTCATCTGACTCAAAGGCTGCAGGTAGATGGAACACTAACAAGGGTGGAGAGTATTTTGCTATAGGTGTAGGCGGTGCAGTAACAGGAAAAGGCGCTGATGTTCTTGTTATTGATGATCCTCACTCAGAACAAGATGCAACAATAGGTGACTATAACCCTGAGGTTTATGACAAAGTGTACGAATGGTATACATCAGGACCAAGACAGAGACTCCAGCCGGGTGGATCTATTATTTTGGTTATGACAAGATGGTCAAAAAGAGATCTAACAGGACAAATATTAAAAAATTACACACAAAGAGAGGGTTCAGGTGAGTGGGAAGTCATAGAACTACCTGCAATAATGCCCTCAGGTGATGCTTTGTGGCCAGAATTTTGGAAAAAAGAAGAATTAGACAGTTTAAAATCAGAATTACCTGTATCAAAGTGGAACGCACAGTACCAACAAGACCCCACATCGGAAGAAGGAGCGTTAATTAAGCGTGAATGGTGGAAAGAATGGACAAAAAAAGACCTTCCGCCTTGCGATTCGATCATACAGTCATGGGATACAGCGTTTTTAAAGACACAGAGGGCGGATTATAGCGCCTGCACTACATGGGGCGTGTTCCATGGGCCGGATGACGAGGGTAAAACACGACCAAATCTAATTTTAATTGATGCATTTAAAGAAAAACTTGAGTTTCCTGATTTAAAACGAGCAGCATACGATAAATATTGGGAATTTGAGCCAGATCAAATGATTATTGAGGCAAAAGCAGCAGGATCGCCCTTGATTTTTGAGCTTAGAGCTATGGGAATACCAGTTACGGAGTTTACACCGAGCCGTGGACAGGATAAGATAGCAAGAGTTAACAGTGTGACAGATCTATTTGCAAGTGGGGTTGTTTGGCACCCACCAACTAGATGGGCAGAAGAAGTTATTGAAGAATGTGCGTCTTTTCCATCAGGGGATCATGACGATTTAGTAGACTCAACAACACAGGCGCTGTTAAGATTTAGACAGGGTGGTTGGATTAGAACAACTATGGATGATTGGGATGATGAACCTAAATACAGAAGACCTGTGGAGTATTATTGATGGATATGGTACATATAATTGATGGGTTGATGGGTATAATCGTTCTAGGTGGAGGATGGTTCTTGGGAACGCAATCAAGAGAAATTAAAAGAATAGATATTTTATTAAATAAAACCAGAGAAGATTACGCAAAGCGTGATGATGTCACTGTTGCGATAAATAGACTTGAAGAAAAGATTGATAGAATTTTAGAGAGAATGAAATAGGAGCATATCATGGCCATAGAAAAACCTCTTGCACCAATAGACATAGGACCTAGACCAGTAGAGCCTACAGATGAACAAAAGGTAGAAGTTGAGGTAGTAAATCCCGAAGCAGTGTCTATTGAAACAGAAGATGGTGGCATGATAATAGACTTCGGAAAAGAAGAAGATACAGAAACATCTGAGTTTGATAGCAATTTAGCAGAGTTTATAGAAGATAGTGAGCTAGATAAACTAGCAAATGATTTACTGTCTAGCTTTGAATCAGATAAACAATCAAGAAGTGAGTGGGCAAAGAGTTATGTAAAAGGACTCGATCTTCTAGGAATGAAAATAGAAGAGAGACAACAACCTTGGGCAGGTTCCTCTGGTGTATTTCATCCTGTTCTTACGGAGTCTATTGTTAGATTTCAGGCACAAGCTATGGGAGAAATATTCCCTGCTCAAGGACCAGTTAGAACAAAAACTGTAGGTAAAATATCTAGAGAAAAAACAGAACAGGCAAAAAGAGTTGAAAACGAAATGAATTATCTCTTAACAGAAGAGATGACTGAGTATCGTGATGAGACAGAGCAAATGCTCTTTAAACTTCCTCTTGCAGGGTCAGCTTTTAAAAAGGTTTATTATGATCCTCTCTTAGAAAGACCCTGTGCTATGTTTGTCCCTGCAGAGGACTTTGTTGTATCGTATGGTGTTACAGACCTAATGACATGCGAAAGATACACACATGTCATGAAAAAGACACAAAACGAAGTTGCAAAACTGCAAGACAACGGATTTTACAGAGATGTTGACCTGCCTGAGCCAGAGCCAGAGTATACAGATATACAAGAAAAATATGATGATTTAGATGGTGAGAGTGGCGTTTTAGAGGATGATGATAGACATACACTTTTAGAAATGCATGCGGACATTGAGTTACCAGAGCCGTTTCAAGAAGAAGACGGAATAGCAAGACCACATGTAATAACAATAGAAAAATCATCTAGAACCATTTTATCCATCAGGAGAAACTATTATGCAGATGATGAAAAGAAAAGAAAAAGACAATTCTTTGTCCACTATAGGTACCTCCCCGGGTTGGGCTTTTACGGTACAGGACTTATACACCTCATCGGAGGACTTGCAAAAAGCGCAACCTCAATCCTCAGACAACTTATCGATGCAGGAACACTCTCGAATTTACCGGCTGGTCTTAAGGCTAGGGGTCTTCGTATCAAGGGTGATGATTCGCCTCTCATGCCGGGTGAGTTCCGTGACGTTGATGTACCGGGTGGTGCGATTCGTGACGCTATTACTTTCATACCTTACAAAGAACCAAGTTCCGTACTCTACCAATTGCTCCAAAATATCGTTGACGAGGGGAGAAGGATTGGCTCCGTTGCCGATATACAAGTTGGAGACATCAACGCACAAGCCCCAGTAGGTACAACACTTGCATTGATGGAAAGATCAATGAAAGTCATGTCAGGAGTGCAGGCCCGTTTACATGCGGCGCTAAAGAAAGAGCTTAGATTATTATCTAATATTGTGAAAGACTACATGGGTCCTGACTATGTTTACGAAATGGAAGGTGAGTTCTCAAGAACAAAAGACTTTGATGAGAGAGTGGATGTAATACCAGTATCAGATCCAAATGCAGCAACTATGTCTCAAAGAATTATGCAATATCAATCAGCATTGCAGTTATCCCAGCAGGCACCGCAATTATATGATATGGGTAAATTGCATAGACAGATGTTAGAGGTATTGGGAATAGATCAGGCAAAAGAAATAATTAAATTGCCTGATGATATAAAGCCATCAGATCCTGTAACAGAAAACATGGCAATGTTAAAACAAGAGCCAGTAAAAGCATTTAAGTATCAGGATCACGAAGCACACATACAAGTTCATAGAGCTGCTATTGAAGACCCAAAATTAAGAGAAATAGTAGGGCAGTCACCATTTGCTGCGGCAATACAGGCAGCAATGACAGCTCACATAACAGAGCATGTGGCATTTCAATATAGAAAAGAGATAGAAGAAAGACTTGGTGTCCCGATGCCAGATGAAGAAAAACCTCTACCAGAAGATGTGGAAGAGGAGCTTTCTAGGATTACAGCAGAGGCTGCTGGTAAATTACTTACGAAGAACACACAAGAAGCACAGCAGATGGAGCAGCAAAAACTAGAAAAAGATCCTTTAACTCAAATACAAAGAAAAGAGTTAGAGATAAAAGAAAAAGAACTGCAGCATAAAATAGACCTTGATAATGCCAAGTTAGAGCTTGAAAAGATGAAAGCTGACAATAACGAGGATATTCAAATGGAAAGAATCAAATCTGAGAACAAAAGAGAAGGCGCAAGACTCGCTGTGGAAGTAGCAAAAGAAACAAACAAAGCTACAAAAGATGGGACAAAATTAGCTATAGAACTTAACGAAAGTTTGAAAGATGGCTAGAAATGAAACCATATATACACCAATAATAAAAAAAGTTCAGGAGGAAATGGATGCTATCACTGACTATATTTCATCCGGCAGACCTAAAAATTTCGAAGAATATCAAAGACTTGTCGGAAAAATGGAAGGATTGTCCATTGCTAGAGAACTGTTGCAGGATACAGAAAAGAAATTTATTGACGATTAGGGGGTTACAAAATGTCAATAGGTGTGTATATTTAAACTAGACTAGTAAAACTAGTAACGGGAATAAACCCGCATGGTAACGATAAGCCATAGAATTATCGCACAAGGAATCAGAGATGTACTCTGCACAAAAAGTAGATTATGAGGAAGAACTAAAATTAAAACTTCCCCAGCCACAAGGTTATAGATTACTCATAGCCATCCCAAAGGTTGAAGAAAAAACAGGAGCTGGTGTTTATATGCCAGACTCATTAACAAAAATGGAACAAACAGCTTCCATCGTAGGTCTCGTTGTAGAAATGGGGCCAGATGCATATCTGGATAAATCTAAGTTTCCTAATGGTCCATACTGCAAAAAAGGTGATTTTGTAATATTTAGATCTTATTCTGGAACTAGATTTAAAGTTAAGAATGAAGAGTTTCGTTTAATTAATGATGACACTGTGGAAGCGGTTGTTGATGACCCAAGAGGATTTATAAGAGTATGAGTGATAATACAGCAGAAAAGCAGCAAGAAGAATTAGATCTAGAAGTAGAAATAATTGATGATGTTCCTGAAGAAGATAAAAACAAAGTCAGGAATGAAGATGCGCCAAAGGATAATATTCCTGATGACGAAGAAATAAAACAATATAGCAAAGATGTTCAAAAAAGACTTAACAAGATTAAGTACGAATATCATGAAGAGAGAAGATTAAAAGAAGCCGCTGAAAGAGAAAAAGAAGAAGCGGTTAATAATCTTCAAAAACTATTAGATGAGAATAAAAAATTAAGAAAAACACTAGATGATGGTGAAGGTGTTTTAGTTGAGCAGGCCAAGAAAAGAGTTGGTGCAGAAATAGACTCAGCTAAAAAAGAATACAAAGAAGCGTATGAGTCAGGAGATCCTGACAAGATACTAGAAGCTCAAGAAAAATTAAATAGAGCGCAGAACGAACAATTTAAAGTAGAGTCTTATAAGCCTCCGGTCAGAACACAAGATGTTTCTGATACTCCTAAAGAGACTGCACAACCAAAGGCTAAAGAAAAGTATGAGCCAACAGCGGCTGATAAAAAATGGTTAGAGCAAAACTCAGAGTGGTTTAATAAAGACGGCTATGAAGATATGACAGGATATGTTTATGGTATTCATTCTAAATTGGTAAAAGCAAAGATAAATCCAATATTAGAGCCAGATGAATATTATAGAAGAGTTGATGAGGGAATGAGAAAACATTTCCCAGAATACTTTAACAAGCAGGATGTTGAGACAGAAGAGGTAGACGCACCTCAGCGACCTGCTGGTACAGTGGTTGCCCCGGTTAATCGAAGTGCAAAAAAACCACGCAAAGTGCAGTTGACCTCTACCCAAATCTCTCTCGCAAATAGACTTGGGCTTACCCCTGAACAATATGCGCAACAATTATTGAAGGAATCAACAAATGGATGAGAACGTATTTGACAGAGAATCTAGAGAAACAACAACTAGAGATTCTGAAAAAAGGAAAGCAACATGGCAAAGACCATCAGCTTTACCTGACCCTGCACCCCAAGAAGGTGTTGAATATCGTTGGATAAGAACATCTGCTCTCGGTCAATCAGATATGACAAATGTTTCATCTAAATTTCGTGAAGGTTGGGAGCCAGTGAAACTGGAAGACCATCCAGAGCTAAAAATACTTCCTGATGTAGATTCTAAATTCAAAGGTAATGTAGAGGTTGGAGGATTGCTACTTTGTAAGAACTCCAAGGAAAACATGGATGCCAGAAGGGACTTTCAACAAAACCAAGCATCTTCACAGATGCAGGCTGTTGATAATAGTTACATGAAGGAATCCGACCCCCGTATGCCAGTTCTCAAACCAGAGAAAAGCACACGCACTTCGTAAGTAATATTAATAAATTAACCGAAGAGGTATAAAAATGAGCAGCACAGCAGCACCATTTGGATTAAACCCTATCGGTAGATTCGACACAGGTTCATTAGAGGTGTTTAGACAATACCCTATTAAATCTGGTGAAAGTACAGCTATAGTTAAGGGCGATATCGTTCAACTAGTAAATGCCAGTAATGCAACTACTATTGCAAAAATGACAGGCACTATGGATGGTTCAGCAACTGACTTATGTGG